TAATTATGGCTTCGACTTATAAGTATCTAACTGCGACGGCCAACGTCAAACCAATGGCGGGTAAGCTCAAGGGCATCTTTGTGTCTGCGGCCAGTTCAACGCCAACGATTACGGTGTACAACAGCGCGGCAACTACCACAACTGATACGATTCTTGGTGTGTTTACACCCACCGCAGGTACTAGCTACGTTTTTACCGGCGATGAGGGCGGTGTTTTCTTTAGCTCTGGTCTGTACATTGTGATTAGTGGGACCGTTGCAGCAACGGTTTTCTTTGAGTAAAGCATGGCAAATACAACGATTACGGCACTACCGTCAGCGACTACCCCGCTTGCGGGAACCGAAGTCGTTCCAATTGTCCAGAGCGGAGTAACCAAGAAGGTTGCGGTAAGTGCTATTGGGGGCGGTGGTTCGGGTACGGTCACTACCGTCAACACGGGTGCAGGTCTGGTTGGTGGTCCAATTACCACCAGCGGCACGATCAGCCTTGCAACAATTACTACGGTAACTCCTGGCACTTACACCAACCCAGGCTTTACGGTTGATGCTTACGGTCGATTGACCGCTGTAACTAGTGGATCTGCGCCGGTCACTACCATATCTGGTACTGCAAACGAAGTTACCGCAACTGGATCGTCAGCGGTCACAATTTCGTTGCCGTCTGCGTTGACTTTTACGGGCAAGACAGTAACAGGCGGTACATTTACTGGCGGCACGATCAACAATACATCTGTGGGCGCTACAACGCGATCTACGGGTGCTTTTACGACGTTTACGACCACCAGCGGTCAGATTACAACCGCACCAACTAGCGCCAACGATCTTGTCAACAAGACATACGTTGATTCAATTGCTGCTGGCTTGACGTTCCATGAGGCTTGTAATCTTGCAACAACCGCTGCTTTGCCAACGGTAACGTATAGCAACGGATCAAGCGGTGTTGGCGCTACGCTGACCGCATCGGCTAACGGTGCGTTGTCGGTCGACTCGGTTACGCCTAGCGTTGGCAACCGAATTCTTGTTAAGAATCAAGCATCTGCGTTACAAAACGGAGTTTATACTGTAACTACGGTTGGCAATGGGTCTACCCCATTTGTGCTAACTCGTGCAACCGACATGAATACGTCGGGCAGCGGTTACAACCAGATCAATTCTGGCAACTACTTTCTGATTACTGCCGGGACGGTCAACACCAACACATCTTGGGTGCAGACCACCCCACTGCCAATCACGGTCGGCACGACGAGCTTGGTGTTTACGCAGTTTGCGTCTGGTTCTACCGTTTATACGAACGGAACCGGCCTGTCGCTGTCCACTAACCAGTTCAGCATTACCAACACGGCGGTGACGGCTGGTGGGTACGGTAGCGGCTCGCAGGTTCCTACGTTCTCGGTTAACGCTCAAGGTCAGCTAACGGCAGCGGCTAACGCCAACATCGCAATTGCTGGTTCGCAGATTACGTCTGGAACGGTCGGGATTACCTACGGTGGTACGGGCGCAAGCTCGCAACAGGCCGCGATCAACGCGTTGGCCGGAGCGGTAACGTCTGGATCGTACCTGCGTGGCAACGGCACAAACGTGCTGATGTCCACGATTCAGGCAACAGACGTACCAACGCTAAACCAGAATACGACCGGAACTGCCGCAAACGTGACTGGACTGGTTGCGATTGCCAACGGGGGCACGGGTCAGAACAACGCTTCTGCTGGGTTCAACGCTTTATCGCCTATCACTAGCACGGGCGATCTTATTGTTGGTAGCGGGACTAACGCTGCTACTCGTTTGGCTATTGGTACAGCGGGGCTGTTCCTCAAATCAACTGGCGCAACAGCGGTTTGGGATACCGCGCCTGGGGGCGTAAACAGCGTAGGCGTCACTTCTCCAGTTAAAGATACTGGAACATCATCTGCGCCTGTTATTGGTGTAAATGCCTCTGACGCAAACACCGCCAACTATCTTGTTCAACGAGACGGTAGCGGAAACTTTGCTGCCGGTACAATCACGGCGACGCAGTACACGGTTGATACCAACTACTATTTAACATTATCGTCTTCAAACCCAGTAATATCTTTTGATTCTAACGATTTTCTGTCTTACGATAGAACATCTAATCAGTATAACTTTCAGATTAACGGCAGCGGTGTTCTTGCGTCAAACGCTACCGCGCTTCAGTCGTACAAACCAATCCGCATCCAAGGGTCAACATCTGGGTATGTTGGTCTTGCTGCCCCAGCAACTGCCGGTAGCACAACGTATACTTGGCCTTCGGCTCCTATTGCCAGTTATTATTTGCAAACTGATGGGGCAGGTGTTTTGTCATGGGCTGCGGCCAGCGGCGGTGGAAGTCCAAATCTTGATGGCGGCACACCATCGTCTAGTTATGCTGCCATATCGCCAATTAACGGGGGGACACCGTAATGCCGGTGCAAATTCAGATCAGAAACGGTACTGCCGCACAATGGACTAGTGCCAATCCAACGCTTGCCGCTGGTGAGGTTGGTATTGAAACCGACACCAGAAAACAAAAGTTTGGTGATGGTACAACCGCTTGGAACTCGCTTGCTTACGCGGGTGGGACTGGTACGGTTACTAGTGTTGGCGCAACTTCTCCCGTTGCATCTAGTGGCGGGGCAACACCAACAATAAGCCTGAATGCTGGATATGGTGACACGCTCAATCCATATGCAAGCAAAACGGCCAACCAAGTTCTAGCAGCGCCAAACGGTACGTCTGGCGTTCCAAGTTTCCGCGCACTTGTTTCCGCTGACATTCCAACGCTAAACCAGAACACAACCGGGACTGCTGCTGGATTGTCTTCAACGCTTGTAATTGGTAGCGGTGGTACGGGGCAAACGTCGGCAATTTCAGCGTTCAACGCTTTAGCTCCGTCTCAGTCAGGCAACTCAGGCAAATATCTGACAACAGACGGAACAAATTCGTCTTGGGGTACGGTATCTGGTGGTGGATCTCCTGGCGGCAGCAATACTCAGGTTCAATTTAATAACTCTGGCGCTTTTGGTGGATCTGCCAATCTGACATTTGACGGAAACATTCTTACGTCATCAAGTTTTTCTGGGGCGTTTGATGGGCCGATTGGAGGAACATCTCCAAACTCAGGCCGTTTTACCTCAACTGTTCACAGAGGTTCAACCAGCGGCACGGTGACGATGACTGCGCCAGCGGTGGCGGGGACGCAGAGTTATACGCTGCCAACGGCTTTGCCTACGGCTTCAGGGCAGGTTTTAAGTTGTACCACTGGCGGCGTAATGAGTTGGGCATCATCTACACCAACTGCACCACCAACCGTTCAATATCTTGTTGTTGCTGGTGGTGGTGGTGGTGGATCTTCAAACGGAACGGGTGGAGCGGGTGGTGGAGGTGGTGGTGCTGGGGGTTTTCAAACGAACACCTTAGCAGTTAGTGCTGGCGTAGCATTGACGGTAACTGTTGGCGCAGGTGGTGCGGGGCGCACATTTCCATCAGGCTCTGCTGGGTTTAATGGCTCAAATTCTGTTTTTTCATCTGTTACATCAATTGGCGGCGGTGGGGGGTCTGGATACAACTCCGCTGCAAGCGGCGGATCAGGCGGCGGCGGCTCTGGAGATGGTCCTGGTCAAGGAGTTGGGGCATCAGGTACTGGCGGTCAAGGAAATACTGGCGGAAATTCAAGTAATAATGCGCCAAATTATGGCTCTGGTGGTGGTGGTGGTGCTGGCGCTATCGGTAGCAATGGAACAACTACAGCAGGTGGAAATGGAGGTGCTGGAACTGCATCTTCAATCTCAGGTTCTTCAGTAACCTACGCGGGTGGAGGCGGTGGCGGCACTTATAACGGAGGCACGCCTGGAACTGGTGGATCTGGTGGTGGTGGTAATGGCGGTACTTATAACGCTGGAGACAATGACAAGTCGGGAACCATTAACAGGGGTGGTGGCGGTGGCGGGACTGGCGCTAATGTGACTGCAAACCTAAACTATACAGGTGGAGCAGGTGGCTCTGGTATTGTAATTATTTCTTACGCATCCACTTATTCACTAGCCACAGCCACAGGGACATATACTCAGACAAGTTCTGGTGGAAATTACATTTTTACGTTTACTGGTTCCGGAACAATTACTTTTTAATTTTTAAGAAGCAGTCAACATGGCACATTTTGCAAAAGTATTAAACGGCAACGTATTGCAAGTTATTGTTGCTGAAAAAGAATTTTTTGACACCTTTGTGGATTCGTCCCCCGGTGAGTGGATTCAAACCTCATACAACACACACGGCGGTATGCACAAAAACGGCGACACTCCATTGCGTAAGAACTACGCTGGCATTGGTTACACCTACGACGCCCAACGTGACGCTTTCATTCCACCGCAGCCATTCCCAAGCTGGACGCTGAACGAAGATACTTGCTTGTGGGATGCGCCAACACCAATGCCAACGGACGGCGAGCGGTATCAGTGGGACGAGGAAACAACTTCTTGGGTTGCAGTCCCAACCGAATAATGTAAGATAACCGTACTGGCGCGGCTCACCAGGGAATCTCAGGATTCAAAATGACCGAAGAAGTAGCGATTGAAGCGGAAGTAGCGCCCGCGCCGGAACTGGAGGCCACGGCGGCCCCAGAACCTGTAGATACGCCGGAAGTTGCGCCCAAGACATTCTCGCAAGAGGAACTTGATGCAGCAATCCAGAAACGTCTCGCAAGAGAACAGCGAAAGTGGGAGCGTGAGCGTCAAGCACCGCCGCCCGTTGCCGTTGATGTCCCACCTGTAGATCAGTTTGATTCGGTTGATGCGTATGCAGAAGCCAAAGCAATCAAGCTAATTGAGCAGCGAGAACAGCATCGTCAACAGACGGAGATTCTTGAGGCATATCACGAGCGTGAAGAAGAGGCTCGCACCAAGTACGATGACTTTGAACAAGTCGCGTACAACCCGACTCTCAAGATCACGACCGTGATGGCGCAAGCGATTCAAGCCTCTGATGCTGGCCCTGATGTAGCTTACTACCTTGGGTCCAATCCAAAAGAGACAGATCGCATTTCTCGTCTTAGCCCAATCTTGCAAGCAAAGGAGATTGGACGCATTGAGGCTAAAATAGCCAACGATGTCCCGGTCAAACGTACTACGTCCGCGCCCGCACCGATTAGTCCAGTAAACGCCAGAACTTCAGGCAATCCGAGTTATGACACGACCGATCCTCGGTCGACCAAGACCATGACTGCATCGGAATGGATTGAAGCAGAAAGGCTGCGCCAGACTAAGAAGTGGCAAGCTCAGAATCGCTAACTTCTTTTAGGAATTACCATGTCAAATAGCATTCTCACGATTGACATGATCACCAGGAAGGCCCTGGAGATCTTGGAAAACAATCTGGTTCTTACCCGTAACGTCAACCGCCAGTACGACGATTCGTTCGCCGTTGAAGGCGCGAAGATCGGTTCGACCCTGCGTATTCGTCTGCCTGACCGCGCTCTGGTGACTGACGGTGCTGCCCTGCAAGTTCAGGACGACAACGAGCAGTTCACAACCCTGACGGTCAGCACCCAGAAGCACATCGGCGTGAACTTCACTTCTGCCGAACTGACCATGCAGTTGGATGACTTCGCAGAGCGCGTTCTCAAGCCGCGTATCTCGCAGTTGGCCTCCAGCATTGACGCTGACGTTGCCAATGCTTACAAAGCAATTGGTAACACCGTTGGTACACCCGGAACGACTCCAGCCTCCTCGCTGGTTCTGTTGCAAGCTCAACAGAAACTGAACGAGAACGCCGCTGTCATGAACCCACGTTATGCAACGGTTAACCCCGCTGCAAACGCTGGTCTGGTTGAGGGTTTGAAAGGTCTGTTCAACCCAGTTGATACCATCAGCAAGCAGTTCAAGAACGGCATGATGGGTACGGGCGTGTTGGGCTACGACGAGATCAATATGTCTCAGTCGATCAAGCAGCACACCACGGGTAACTTCCCTGTTTCGCCAATTGTTTCCGCAAGCGCCACGTTTGCCGAAGGTCAATCGACCCTCGCCATTACGTTCACCAGCGGAACCAAGACGGTTAAGCAAGGCGACGTTTTCACCATCGCTGGCGTGTATGCAGTCAACCCACAGACCCGTGAGTCAACTGGTTCGCTTCAACAGTTCGTTGTGACCGCTGACAACAGCGTAACCTCCGGCACTTCAATGACCTTGGCAATTTCCCCGGCGCTTTATACGTCGGCAAATGCTTTGGCTACCATTGATGCGTTCCCAGCCACCAGCGCGGTTATCACGTTTGTTGGAACTGCATCAACCCAGTACCCGCAGAACTTGGTTTACCACAAGGACGCAATCACGTTTGCTACGGCTGACTTGTTGCTGCCGCAGGGTGTTGATATGGCTGCTCGCGCAGTACATAACGGTATTTCGTTGCGTGTCGTGCGCCAGTACGATATTAACAACGACCGTCTGCCATGTCGTATTGACGTTCTGTATGGCTTCTCAACAATCCGTCCGCAAATGGCTTGCCGTATGTGGGGTTAAAGACAGGGGCTTTTGCCCCTGTTTGATTTTATTTTTAAGGAAATTATCATGGCATTACCTAATGGTGGTGGTGGTTACCAAGTTGGTGCAGGTAACCGTCAAGAAACAATCATGGGTGCTATGGCTGTCCCCCAGACAGCTACGGCAACTGCAACTCTTACCGCAGCGCAGATCGTTAACCAGATGTTGGTGGCTAACCCATCAACGTCTGCTGCAACGTACACGTTGCCTTTGGGTACGGCAATTGATGCTGCTGTCCCTAACGCTACGGTCGGCAGCACGTTTGACCTGTCAATCGTCAATATTGGCACTTCGTCCGGCGCGGTGACGTTGGCTGTTAACACTGGTGTAACCGATGGCGGCAACGCCCTGGTTGCTATCGCTGTTACAACCAGCCAGTTGTTCCGCTTCCGTAAGACCGGCGACGGTACTTACGTTGTGTATCGTTTGGGCTAAATCTAGGGGGAGGGTCACAAGCCCTCCCCTTTTTTAAAGAATCATTATGCCTAATACGCAAGCAATTGGAGTCGCGTATTCCGATCCTGAGTTCACCACGATGTACGCAAGCCAAGAGATTGGGTACTCGGCTGGGGCGCAAGGTACGGTTACGCAAGCAACCAGCAAGTCTACTGCGGTCACGCTCAACAAAAGCGCCGGTCGTATTACGATGAACGCTGCTGAACTGGCGGCTAATACCGCTGTTTCGTTTACGATGAACAACTCGCTGATTTCTGCTAACGATACGATCATTGTGAACGTGTCGGGCGGCGCTACAGCAGGGGCATACACGACCTACATTTCCAGCATGACAACTGGATCTGCGGTTGTTACGTTGCGTAATTTGACTGCCAGCGCTCTTTCCGAGGCTGTTATCATCAACTTCGCAACTATTCACGGCGCAAGCTAACAGGCGGGGCTTCGGCCCCTCCTTTCGAGGTTTACGATGGCAACATATTCCGCTGGTGATCAGATCAACCGCGCCCTGCGACTGTTGGGTGTCCTAGCAGAAGGTGAAACCACCTCGGCGTCAGTGATGCAAGATTCATTGATGGCAATGAATCAAATGATTGACAGTTGGAACACCGAACGGCTGTCGGTGTTCTCAACCATAGACCAGATTGTTAATTGGCCTGTTGGCGCGATTAACGCCACGCTCGGACCGTCAGGGTCTTTGGTGCGTCTAAACGGTACTGCCGTCCGTCCCATCTTGGTTGATGACGCAACGTATTTCCGCGATGCAACTACAAACGTCAGCTACGGCATCAAGCTGATCAATCAACAGCAGTACGACGGGATTGCGGTCAAGACCGTAACGTCTACCTACCCGCAGGTCATGTTCGTAAACATGACCTACCCCGACATTGACATCTACATTTATCCTCGCCCAACGCGCTTGTTGGAGTTCCACTTCATCAGCGTTGAGAAGTTGTCCGAACCCGCAACGCTGGCTACCGTCCTAGCATTTCCACCGGGGTACTTGCGGGCGTTTACATACAACTTGGCGATGGAAATTGCTCCTGAGTTTGGCGTTGAACCATCAGAGCAGGTCAAACGGATTGCTATGACTAGCAAGCGTAATCTGAAGCGCATCAACAACCCTGACGATGTGATGTCAATGCCTTACGCAATCGTTGCGACGCGCCAGCGGTTCAACGTCTACGCCGGTAATTACTAATGAAGACGCCGATTCTGGGATCGGCGTATGTTGCTCGGAGCATCAACGCTGCCGACAACCGCATGGTCAATCTCTTCCCTGAGATTGTTCCCGAAGCTGGTAAAGAACCAGCGTTTCTAAACAGAGCGCCGGGGCTGCGCCTACTAACTACTGCTGGCGATGGTCCCGTTCGGGGACTATGGACGTATGGCGGCGTTGCTTACATTGTCAGCGGCGACAAACTCTATTCAATGGCAGGGTTTGGAACGCCGGTAGTGATTGGTACGGTATCGGGCACAGGCCCCGTTAGCATGGTGGACAACGGTACGCAGTTGTTCATTGCTTGCGGCGGGCCGAGCTACATCTACAACAACAGCACGGGAGCGTTTGGTCCAATCACAGACCCAGACTTCCCCGGCGCTTTGACCGTTGGTTACCTCGACGGGTACTTTGTTTTTATCGAACCTAACAGCCAGAAGGTTTGGGTAACAACCCTGCTAGATGGCACTTCAATTGACCCGCTGGATTTTGCCAGCGCAGAAGGCTCGCCAGATAACCTAGTCAGCATGATTGTTGACCACCGCGAAGCGTGGTTGTTTGGGACCAACTCGGTTGAGGTTTATTACGACGCGGGCAACGCAGATTTTCCGCTGCAACGCATCCAAGGCGCGTATAACGAGATTGGTTGCGCTGCAACATTTTCGGTAGCCAAGCTAGACAACGGCTTGTTCTGGCTTGGTGCTGACGCTCGCGGCCAAGGTATTGTTTACCGCTCGCAAGGTTATTCGGGCCAGCGGATCAGCACTCATGCAATTGAGTACGCAATTGCCCAGTACGGCAACATTAGCGATGCGATTGCCTACACATACCAACAGGAAGGTCATTCTTTTTATGTTCTGACGTTTCCATCGGCCAACGCTACTTGGGTGTACGACGTATCAACTCAGGCGTGGCATGAGCGGGCTGGCTTTGACAACGGTAGCTTTACACGGCATCGCAGCAACTGTCAGATGGCGTACAACAACGAAGTCGTTGTTGGCGATTATGCCAACGGTAACCTGTACGCTTTTGACCTAGACGTTTACGCTGACAACGGTAGTGTGCAGAAATGGTTGCGTTCTTGGCGGGCGTTGGCTACTGGGCAGAATAACCTAAACCGTACAGCACACCATAGCCTACAACTGGATTGCGAGTCTGGGGTCGGTCTTAGCGGTCCAGAATATAGCGACCCAACGTATCTGATTACTGAAAGCGGTTTTTTTATAACGACTGAATCAGGCGACTTTTTAATTTCTTATGAAGGGACGCCAACGGTTGGAGTTGACCCGCAAGCAATGTTGCGTTGGTCGGACGATGGTGGTCATACTTGGTCAAGCGAACATTGGGCAACGCTCGGTAAGATTGGCGTCTATCAGCAGCGTGTGTTTTGGCGGCGGCTCGGTATGACGCTTAAACTGCGTGATCGAGTGTACGAAGTGTCCGGTACAGATCCGGTCAAGATCGCCATCATGGGCGCTGAACTTCATTTGAGCGGGACGAATGCGTAATGGCTGTTAGCAATAACATCACTACGATTCCGGCCTCGCGGGTTCCGTTAACAGACGAACGAACCAAGCTGATTTCGCGTGAATGGTATCGGTTTTTCAACAACCAATACACCAAGACTAACCAGAGCGCCAATGCGGTAACTCCCGGCGACTACGGCGCGGTTGGTGACGGTGCGGCTGACGATTCGGCCAGCATTCAAGCTGCGT